TTCCTATAGGTATAGTTCTACTAGAAAAACTTAAACTTGTTAGTTCAACTACAGATAAACTGCTCCAATCTACATAATTGTCTGTGGTTTGTATTTCTAAACTAGGATTAAACAACATTAAAATTTGTTCCATAATTTGTAATTTTTGTTCTGTGTTTGTACTCCAAATATCTACGTTTACATTCAATGTGTAAGGAGTAGGCATAATCCTTTCTACTGTATAATTTTTTCCTTGTGTGTTTAAATACTCTTTGTTGTTATCATCATATGCACGTTCTCGTAAATGTATTTTGTGTACGTATGAAGAATCAGCAGTCCTTGATCTATCTTGTTCAAGTCCTGTAACGTAAACGGCCATTCTTGGTGCAGATGGTATTTTGTTCTCAGAATTGTCTCTTAATATATGTCCTACTTGCCGTGTAATATCTCCATACATAACAGGAATCTGTGTCAATTTTCCTTCTCCGTCTTTGTAAGAAAAATTACTGAACAATCTAATTAATTGGGTTATATACCTACGTATTTGTCCATCATAAAAATGTTGCATTAATTATCTGCCTTTGGTTTAAGTGCTTGTGATAAACTTTGTCTTTCTTCAACGGTGTTACCTGCAATTTTACTAGATTTAGTATTATTGATAAATCCTGTTTTAAATGTGTCTCGTGTATCTTTATTTGTTAGTGTCATGCGTACATTATCTTCCATTTTAATCCACCTCGTTCCGTCATATCTAAATAATCTATTTGGTAATAGGTCAGTGCGTAAAAAATAATCACCTTTTGCTTGTGATATTGGAAAGCTAATGCCACTTCCAAATGCTTCACCATTAGGTGCTATTCCATCACCGATAAGATATCCATCATATCCGGTTCTATCTGGCGTTTGGTTAACTCGATCTGCCAGTTCATTTTGTGTACTTGCATCTAATGAAGTTACATCTGTTGTAACAAGCTCTGTTTGACCTCTTTCGTCTACCTGTAAGGTATAAAGATTTGTTGTATCGTAACCTGATTTATCTGCATCTGCTTCAGCTTGTTTGATAACAGCATTGTTAACTTGCATCTCTGTTTCGTATGTTGATAATACATCTCTAAGTGTTTGTGTAGATCCTTCTTCGGAAGGCAAGTCAAGTATATCTTTAAATTCTTGGGAATCCACAATCTGTTTCATTTTTACTCTGTATAGGTGTGGATACCAACTTTGTGAAAATCCTTCACTTGCACGGTTTACATCTTCAACAACATAAAATCTTTTCAGTGCAACATTGAAATCATTTAAAGCATATTCGTCTTTTAGGTGTGGAATTTCTATAACATCTCCTGACATGATTTTACGTCCTAAAGTTTTTACACTATAATTGATAGGAATAGTCATAAAAATTATGTCATTTTGTAAAAATAATCCAAATTGACTCATATCAAAATCAACATCTGATACACTGTAGATACCACGCATTACGTAAATGTCAGGATCATATTTTCTGTCTCTGTTTTCAAGAAACAGCATGTCTTGTATATTTGTTTCTTTTACTGCATCATATCTTGGCTTATCAGATGTAGCATCTTCTTCTGAAGGATTTTTAGGTCCAAGATACTTGTGTACAAAAACATCTGTACCACCTACTGTAAACATTTCGGTGATGGTTTTGTCTAGAAATTCGTAATCTTTTCCCTTTTCAGGTTTATATAAGCTCAGTCTTGGCATAACGTAAGTATTTATCCGTGCATAAATACTGTAGCGGAGAACGTATATGGCAACTAATATTAAAACAAAAAAGCAAGAAGTATTCAAGTACGTAGAGCTTAATTTAGGCGGCGGAATGATAGATGTGGAGCTAGATCCTGACCATTATGAAACTGCACTAGAAACAGCACTATCAAAATTTAGACAAAGATCAGATAATTCAGTTGAGGAATCATACATGTTCCTTCCAACAGTAATAGACCAAAACGATTATACGTTACCATCTGAAGTAGTAGAAGTAAGGAAATTATTTAGAAGAAGCATAGGCAGTAGAACAGGTGGAGGCGATGGTGGTACACTATTTGAACCATTTAATCTTGCTTACACAAATACATACCTATTAGCTAGTTCTAATATGGGTGGCCTCGCAACATACAATGCATTTGCAGGTTACCAGGAATTAGTAGGAAGAATGTTTGGTTCGTTCATTGAATTCAAATGGAATACAACTACAAAAAAATTAACTCTATTACAGCGTCCTCGTGCAGAAGAAGATATCTTGCTATATGTTTATAATTATAGACCAGATTTTGAGTTATTAGATGACTATCTTGCAAAACAATGGATTAAGGATTATACACTTGCAAAGTGTAAATTTATGCTAGGGGAAGCTAGATCCAAATTTGCCACTATAGCAGGTCCACAAGGAGGATCAGCACTTAATGGCGATGCTCTAAAGGCAGAAGCACAAGCAGAACTTGAGAAACTAGAAAACGATGTCGCTATGCAGGTAAGTGGTGGTGTTGGTTATGGTTTCACAATTGGCTAAAAATCACTTGACAAAATAATTAATGTCCAGTATACTAATTACAGTATAAGGATTCATTATGATTATTGGTATTTGTGGCTTAATTGGTAGTGGTAAAGGCACCGTGGCAGATGTTCTGGTTGAACAACATAAATTCAAAAAGATAAGTTTTGCAGATAAACTCAAAGATGCAGTTTCTGTGCTATTTGATTGGGATAGAGATATGCTAGAAGGAGAGACATCCGAAAGCAGATATTGGCGTGAGCAAAAGGACGAATTTTGGACTAATGAAACAGGAAGAGAAATAACACCAAGATTAGTTTTGCAAGAATTTGGCACTGATTGTATGCGTAATGGGTTTTTTGATGGTGTATGGGTAAGTTTTGTCAAAAAAGAAATTGTAGAAAACCCCCAACAAAATTTTGTTATTCCTGATGTAAGGTTTACAAATGAAATAGAAATTATTAAGAGCCTTGGAGGCAAAGTTTGGTGTGTAAAAAGAGGTCCAGATCCATTGTGGTTTAGACAATATCAGGATTTAGGATTAGAACCAACTGATGTGCATCCTAGCGAATGGCGGTGGGCTTCAGCATCATTTGATTTTAATATATACAACGAAGGAACAAAAGAAGACCTTAAAAGTCAGGTACAAGGTCGCCTTGCTTCCACTTTACTCCACGCTTCTGCAGAAGCCGTTGGCAATTAGCACAAATAGTTTTTAAATTACTAAAACTTATGTTTGTAAGAACACCGTCTATATGGTAGACATTGAATTGTTCAGGCTGTCCGACAAAGCCACACTTGTCACATTCATTTTTTATTCTGTATCCTGCTTTATACCAATTAGGTATACCCCTATTTTTTCCGTTGTGTAGACACCTTTCACATTGCTTACGATAATACGTTTTGCCTGCTTTTTTATAATTAACAGCGGCTGGTTTTTGTTTACAGTATTCGCATAACGGACGCATATTGTATTTACCATACCTTTTTACCCCCTTTTATATGTGGCTTTCTAGGTATATTTTTCAAAAATCGTATAAATACTTTTAACAGTTGTTATATTACAGGAGAACATAAATGGCAAATTTAGTATCACCAGGTGTACAAGTAAGTGTAGTAGACGAAAGTTTTTACACGCCAGCTGAACCAGGTACAACGCCTATGATTTTTGTTGTGTCTGCACAAGACAAGAAAAACGGATCAGGCACAGCTACAGCATCAGGTACAACCAAAGCAAAAGCAGGGACCCCTTTCTTAATTACTTCACAAAGGGATCTTACAGAAACATTTGGAGACCCGATCTTCAAAACAGACACAAACAATAATCCAATCAACGGCGGAGAGCTTAATGAGTATGGATTACAAGCGGCATATTCTTACCTAGGTGTTAGCAATAGAGCATTTGTTGTTAGAGCAGATGTAGACCTTGCTGAGATTGAGCCTAGTGCAAACGCACCAGCGGCGGCTCCAGCAAATGGAACATTTTGGTTTGATACTGCACAAACAAAATACGGTATTTTTCAATGGAACGGTAATCCAGCGTCTGTTACTGGTGGACAGTCTTTTACAAATAAAGTTCCTATAGTAATCACAAGTAACACACAATTAGTAGGTGAATCAAACACAGGTATTCCAAAAGGTTCAGTAGGAGCAATTGGAGACTATGCTGTAGTAACAACAACAACTGTTAATAAGATTTACTACAAAAACAAAAGTGGTACATGGGTCAAAGTAGGACAACAGGCTTGGGTAGCAAGTTGGCCAACAATCACAGGGACAGCGGCAAATCCAACATTAACAAACGGACAAACTATAATAATTAACGGAACTACAGTAACAATTTCAGGTACAACAGTATCAGCAATGGAAACTGCAATAGATAGTGCAGGTATTACTGGTGTAACTTCAGCAGTAATAGATGGTAAATTAGAAATTTACAGTAATGGTACTTCTACTACAGATGGTTCTACAGATGAAGACGGTGCTATACAGATTAGTGCAGGTGCTTCTGGATCATTATTAACTGACCTAGGTATTACAGCAGGTACTTATTATGCTCCGGCATTTGTAATCAAGCCACATACACAGGTTCCTGAATTTAAAACAGCAGATGCACAAACAAGACCAACTGGTTCAGTTTGGTTAAAAACTACAAATGCAAACTTGGGTGCAAACTACAGTGTGAAAAAATATAACAGCACAACTAAACTTTGGGAAGTTATATCAGCACCATTGTACACAACACACAATTCTGCATTGTATAACTTAGACAAATCAGGTGGTGGAATAAACTTAACACTTGGACAAGTTTATATTCAAGCACATACTACATTGGCAGGTGATGAAGAAGGCGACTTTACATTATTTGCAAGAAATGCCACTGGTGGAACAACTATTACATCTTCGGCTGTAACAGCAAGTTCAATTGGTGCAGGTGCTAAAACATTTACAATAGCAGAAAGCCTTGTAGGCCAAGAAAGCATGAGTGGACATACAACTGTATCATTTACAGCGGCAGGTGCCACAGCAGATGCTGACGCTATTGCAAGTGCAATTAACAGTGCAGGATTTACAAACGTTGTTGCAAGTGTAGACGCAAGTAATAGAGTTGAAATTACACACAACGATGGCGGAGAAATGCACATTAAAGACACAAGTGGTGCTTTAGCAAACATAGGCTTTAGTGGTTACAACTACACAACAAAATTAGGTACAGCAAATCTTTATACTGCACCAACAGGTGATAGTGCTTCAGACTTCCATGCATCTAATTGGAAAATTTTAACATACTCAGCTAGTCCAAATGCTCCGACAGCCTTAACAACTAACGGTAGACTTTGGTATAGTTCACTTGTTGACGAAGTTGATATTTTAGTACACAACGGAACTACTTGGAAAGGTTATGGAAATGTTTATCCTAATGCTTCTCCAGACGGTCCAATCGTAAGTGCAACTGAGCCAACACAACAGTCTGACACAACTCCATTAGTCACAGGAGATCTTTGGATTTCAACTGCTGACTTAGAAGCATATCCACAAGTACATAGATACAATGCAGATCTAAGCAAGTGGATTGCATTGGACGAAGGTGATCAAACAACAGAAGACGGCATTTTATTTGCTGATGTTAGATTTGGTACATCAGGTGGTACTGCTACAGTGGCACCAAGTGGCACAATAAAAGAATTACTTGTAAGTGATCACTTAGACACTGATGCTCCAGATCCAGCTTTATATCCAAAAGGAATGTTAGTTTGGAACTTACGTAGAAGTGGATTTAATGTTAAGAAATTTGTACGTAATCATGTTGTTACAACTGACAACAACGTTAGAATGAATAACGAAAGTATGGCTACATACTATCCACATAGATGGGTAACTGAGTCTGCAAATCAACCAGATGGTTCAGGATCATTTGGTAGAAAAGCACAAAGAAAAGTTATTGTTCAAGCATTACAATCTTTAGTAAACAGTAACCAAGATATAAGAGATGATGAATCAAGATTATTTAACTTGATGGCATGTCCAGGATATCCAGAACTAATTGGTGAAATGAATTCATTAAACAATGATAGAGGCTTAACAGCATTTATCGTAGGTGACTCACCGTTTAGATTAACTTCAGATGCAACTACCTTAAACAACTGGGGTAATAATGTTGCACTAGCAGTTGAAGATAATGATGACGGTCTAGTTACTAGCAGTGAATACTTAGGTGTGTTTTATCCTAGCTTGTTTACAAGTGACAATGCAGGTAACAATGTAATTGTACCACCAAGTCATGGTATACTAAGAACTATGGCATTAAGTGATCAAGTTTCGTTTCCGTGGTTTGCACCAGCAGGTACACGACGTGGCGGAATCACAAATGCAAGTGCTTCAGGATTTGTTGATGCAGAAGGCGAATTTAAGTCTATAGCATTAAATGAAGGACAAAGAGACACACTACAACAAGTTAATGTCAATCCAATTACATTCTTAACTGGTGCAGGACTTGTCAACTTTGGTCAAAAGACTAGAGCCGCAAATGCAAGTGCATTAGATAGAATTAATGTTGCACGTTTAGTTGTATACTTAAGATCACAACTGAAAAAACTAGCAAAACCATATATCTTTGAACCAAACGATAAGATCACACGTGATGAGATCAAGGCACAAGCAGACAGTTTAATGCTTGAATTGGTATCACAAAGAGCATTATATGACTTCCTAGTAGTTTGTGACGAGTCTAACAATACACCTGCAAGGATTGATAGAAATGAACTTTACTTAGACATTGCAATAGAACCAGTAAAAGCAGTGGAATTTATTTACATTCCATTAAGACTTAAAAATACTGGAGAAATCGCAGGACTCTAAACGGATAAATAAAAGTAATAGGAGCATATAGATGGCAATATCAACACTTTCAAGATTAACAGTACCACTGGACAGTAACGCAAGTGCGTCCAACCAAGGCCTGTTGATGCCCAAACTACAATACCGTTTTAGGGTATCGTTAGAAAACTTTGGAACTTCAAGTCCAACAACTGAACTTACTAAACAAGTAATAGATGTTACGAGACCAAATGTTACATTTGATCAAATGACAGTTGACATTTACAACTCAAGAGTATACCTAGCAGGTAAACATACTTGGGAGCCTATTACAATTAACTTTAGAGAAGATGTAAGCAATAATGTTCAAAAACTTGTTGGCGAACAGTTACAGAAACAGTTTGACTTTTTTGAAATGTCAAGTGCGGCTTCTGGTTCAGATTATAAGTTTGTTACAAGAATTGAAATACTTGATGGTGGAAACGGAGCAAATGCACCGACTGTATTAGAAACTTTTGAATTGTATGGTTGTTATGTAGAAAATGCAAACTACAATACACTAAACTATGCAACTTCAGAGCCAGTTACAGTTGCCCTATCAATAAGATATGACAATGCTATACAAACTCCACAAGGAACAGGAATAGGTACAGCAGTAGGTAGAACAGTTAATACTGCAATTACTGGTGGTGGTTCTACATAGAATCAAATAACAAAAATAAATTAAGGGCCTTTTTGGCCCTTTTTTTATGACATAATTAAATACCCACTTAATACAATAGGATAAATATTTACATGAGCTTCTTGAATGGTTTTTTAGATAATGTAGTATCCGGGGCGTTAAACCCTAAAGGTAACCTTGCTGACTATCAACATGGTCAAAGATTATATGTTGACGATAGTCATAGATTATCGCCTAAAGTAAAATTTCTTTATCACGTATCTTTTAATATTAACAGTCAAGCGGCATCTATAATTCCGCAACTTACAGCT